TAGATATTCTGCCGTAACGGGATATTCTTGCCCAAAACGATTGAAACGATCTTCAAGCTGTTCTTCATCGGCTGAGTTCCATTGACGTTCACAATTCAGAAGATCATGGCAGAACTGGAGATTCAGGCCAACACCACCACCAAGTTGAGACAAGATTGCAACTCGATTGTGGAGTTTGTGTTTCCATTGATCTACGTGGTACTGAATGTCTTTCCCGGCGTCAATACGGATTGCATGGACTTTCCTTTGTTGCAGTTCATACGCAAGAGCATCCCGCACGGCATGATGATGCACACCGATTGCAATCTTGTCATCTTCCGTATCTTCGAGAAACTCTTCAATACGGTCGGCAGCATGTTGAACTTTTGCCATCCCGATGATCCTACGCATGACCATGATATTCTCTTGAATATCGGACGCTGAAAGATCGGAACCTTTGGCAGAATCTTTTTCAATGAGTTTGTCGATTTCCCGATTGTATGCGGCTTTCATGTTTGGGTCTTCAATCGAGATGAGAGTGAAAGTCCGCTGGAACTTTGGAAGATCGGTCAAAACGTCTTTGCGTTCCCGCCGAATCATGAATGGTGCGAGAACTCTGCGAAATTCGTCAAGACGGTATGGCTGGATTTTTGACCATTTTCCCTTTTCATCCTGTGCAAGCCAAGCCCGACGAAACCGATCAAGAGAGGGGAATCTTTCAGGTGCGAGAATGTTCAACGGGACGAAAAACTCATCGGCACGGTTTTTAACGGGAGTCCCGCTGAGGAAAATCAGACCCATGCGGTCTAGTTTTTCACGTTCGTCGGATATGAGTTTGTCAGTCCGCTGTTGAAGTGAAGTTCCGCATGCTGGGCAATGTGTGCGATGGTAGGAATAGGCTGATTGAACAGAAACCGAAACATCGACTTCAATCTTGATTGTTTCTTTCCACTGTTTGCCACAAAGGTTACAGTTGAAAGTTCCTTCACGTTCAATTTCCCGATGAGAGATTTTCTTAATGAACTGAATCAGGGCTTGCGTACGCTTGGATGATGCGTTTTTGAAGGAATGAACTTCATCCACAATCAGGCATTTGAAACCAAAATCCAAAAGTTTCTGAGCACCTGATTCGGATGAAATGATTCTGGAAAACGTATCCATTGGACAAATGTACGTTTTGAATCCCGGTGGAATCCATGATTTTGAGCCCTCAATCGGGAAGATCCCCGATGGAAGTGGATCACCCCAAGCTTTGTACTCGGATATCCACTGCCAAAGAGTTGCGGATTTTACCAGAAGCAAACAAGGTGTTCGGTTTTCATATTCGGAAGCAAGAGCTAAAAGTGCTTCAATGGTTTTCCCGAGCCCCATTTGGTCCGCGATGAGACAATTGAAATTTGACTTTCGTACAAACTCCACTGCTTCATGTTGGTAGTCCCGTGCGAGTTTATCACCTTTGCAGGAACTGAGGCGATAGGTTTCGGGCTCGTTGTCAACGTCTGAAGTGGCAACAAGTTGATTTTTTGTGACAATCAGAGAATGCCCACACTTGTACGTTGTCAGAAATTCAGTTTCCGAAACGGGAATCTCAGAAAGCAACTCTAGAGGTTTTCCGCAACCGGAAACGGGACATGAGGCTGAGAGTTTCATTTGATGGTCCCCTTCAAGATCAAGGCAATTCCTGCGAGAATGAGAATGATTGCGAAGTTCATGTCAGTTTCCCCCTTCACTCAACCCACACACGGCCTTGGGATTTCCATATTTCTATGGCTTTTTCCTTTGTAACGCCAGACGCCAACATACCATTCATGAATTTATCTTGATTGGCGAGTTTCTTGCGTTCCGTCGGAAGTTGGGTCATTCGATCTTTGCGGGCTTGCTCATGAGCTTCATGGGTGCGTTTGTTGTCCCGTTCCCGAAGTTTGTTTTTCACCTCTGTTGGGTCTTTTTTCAACGCCATGTACGCAGCACTGTAAACAGTTTCCATCATTTGTGTGTGAAGGAACTTCTGTTCAAGTGTCATTGTTTCCCAAAGCTGACCATGATGAAGACGTGCGGTATTCACGTTTGTCTCAAGGGAAACATCCACGTCGGGAACAATGATGAGACGGCAGAGGTTCAGAAGTTGAAGTTCCTGTTCAGTGACGGCGATCTTGATCGGATTGGTTTTCATCCGGCATCTGGCGTGCTGAAATGGAGTCTCATTCTCCATACAGAAATTCATTTCCGAGATATTCATATCTTCGGAGCACGTTTCACATGATGCGCAGGAAAGGCAGACAAAACCTTTTTTGAGGGTGATTTTTATTTCGTCGGTCTTGAAAACCTTGGAACACTGGAGACAAACGTGACCGAGTGGTTCGTTCTCGGCTTCCACCGTTGCATGCTGTATGATTGAGATGGCCGTCAAAAGTGAGTCGATTTTTTCTTCACGAATGTGAGAGGCTGTGTGGGCTTTGCAATCTGCGGAATGTATGGCAAATTCGGGGACACAGTCTGGAGTGCAAAGCGTGTGGGCTTCAGTGGTTTCCTGTTTTTCAACAGTTTCCCCACAATTCAAGCTACATGGAAGCCCAATATGTGAGAGGCAATCGGGATGGTGTTTGACGCTCACGTCGCTCATGCCGACACCGCTTTCCGCTTCAGTTTCGCAAGTTCATGAATTTCTGACATTTTCTTGGTTTTGTCGATTGCGGTCTTCAGCGAATATGGCAGAAGGGTTTCCGCGCGGGATGCCAGACTCACGTACTGTTCTGTCAGATCTGTGATTTCCTCAATTGCATCGGAATCGAAATGACTGGCCTGAATGGCAATCTTAATCTGGTCAAGAACAGCGGAGTTTGTGATTCCGAAGGTCCTGTAGACCTCGCGGATTTCCTTCAATTCGGGAGTCGAGTAGAAGAGGGGCATCAGGGGCGCTCCATGTCTTGTCTACATGATGCACAAAGTGTTTTCGACGGTTTTGTGCATTGTGTTTTATAACAAGCAACGGGGCGCTCTTGACCACGAATTTTACACCCCAAACCGGGACATTTGTGTGAATGCTTTTTTCTTGGGAAGGGTCCGATGTATTCGTTTGAGTTTTTCATTTTTTTACCTATCTTTTTTTGTTGAACTTTTTTGATCGGATCGTTGGGGTCGCCGTCTGGCGCTTGGCTGTGCCACGGCTGGACCACGACCCACAGTCAGTATACCACGTCTGACCACGCTGTCAATAGCCGTTTTCCCAGCGTTTTCAGCCTGTTAGAGAGGTCGGCAGCGCGGACCCCCTCTCTACCTATCCAACCCACCCCCCTGTGTCTGAGAGCTGCCGTCTGTATGTTGTTGATTTTAAAGACTTTACTGCTCAATCCGTTGGTGATTTTTTGACTCACTTCTGGGTGTGTTTTTTGAGGGGTTAAGTCTTTTATTATTATATATATAGAGTATATACACATAGAGAATCAGGGCCCCCCGAGCATATGGCATAGACCCTCCCCGACGGATTTTTCTTTCCAACCCGTTGATTCTAAAGACTTTACCCCCGTTCCTTCCGTGGTGAAACGTCGCTACGTGTGGTGAGGCTCAGGCAAACCCCCGTTTTAAAAACCCCTACGATTTCAATCGTACCCCTTCCATCGCAAAAGTTGCACTTTATAGATTTCTTCAACTTTTTTCGTTTCCACTATTGACATTCCCCGAAACCATGCTATCCTAGTCTTAGATCGGGCGGACGGAAGGAACGAAGACCACGCCCCGATACTCTCAGTGAGAAAAAAGGTTGAACAGAAAATGGCTACAGCAATCAAGCAGTCTCCGATTACCAAGACGGTTTTTGACCTCGATACGATGGACGAAGTCACACTCGTAAAGATCGTTCCGGATTTCGTTCCGGCGGAAAACTCCGCTGAAGTTCTCGCCCGCGTCGGAAACGATACCGCGAAACTTCTGGAAATCATGAATGATGGTCTCCGGTCTGCGGAACGAGCCGCGATCGAAACGAACAGCGAGCCGTGGCATACTTATAAGGTTGATGATTCCGGTGAACCGACCGACGAAGTAAACGGCGAGTTTTCCGGCAAAATGGCAGACACTACGAAAGTCAATTCACTGGTCCTCACGCTTGCGAAAACGGTTTTCGGATACGCCAAGTCCATGTCTAAGGATGAAAAACGGGCTGCGAAGTCCAGCGCTCTTGATATGATCAAGTCCAACGATGCGATCAAGACGGGTCTTCAGAAGTCCGCCGCCGCCTAAAACTGAACATCTCGCGCAAAACTCGGAAGCCCGGTTTGGAGAAATCCCCGCCGGGCTTTTTGGTTGTCTGGGCAAACATTATTCACCATTGTCCTGATTGTGATACCAATTTTCAAGACGTTCAAGACGTTCCAGATGTTTTGACGCGTGGCGTAAAATTAGGATGCCTTTAATATTTTCCATATTTGAATCCATTGTTTCCCAAAGATCCGAAATAAGTGACTGAATGAGGCTACCGGAATATATCTTTTGGTCGCCACGATTTTCAATAAATTCTCTAGTTGTCATTTTCTTGGTTTCCAATCTTCCATACAAGATACACTACCTACAATCTTAGCACAATCAACCATCCAGTACCAATAGTACTTTAGTCCCGTTTCCAAAGGGTACCCATCCCCCAAAAGTACTAGTACTCGGGCTAGTGGTTCACACAGAAAGAAGTATACAGATCACTATTTGTAGGAGTATGAATGACAACTGAAGATGATGAACTCGGTGAAGAACATATATTGAAATACCTGGAACTTCGAAAGTGGAAGAAAATTGGTACCATCATCCACACAGGTCAGGTCGTCACGTTTTCCAGGCAAATGGTGCTATTTCCTGGGCATGGTGAATTTGAAAGGGTGCCTCTTTTTAGAATGAGGGAAATGATAGATTTCTGGTTTCCTACGGCCAAAACGGGACTCCAGAAGAAAGGACCAGAACGTGAAAGATGTCATTCCGAAATCCATTCATTCGTGAGAAAAAACAAGTAAGGGTACACGGCCGGTTTACTGGAGGAAAATCAGAATGCATTGGAAATATAAACTATGATCCCGTTGAGGGGACTCTGCAAATCACGTTTTCGAACCCGGAACTTGGAAAATGGGAATACTATGACGTTCCAGTATATGAGGTTGCAGCCTTTCAGGTTTCCGGGTCAAAAGGTGAGTATTTCAATAGGAACATAAGAGACAAGTATGAATATGCGAGGGTTTACTAAATGAATGGAAAATGTGACAAAACGGGATGCTCTAACGATGCAAAATATCACCCAAGTTTACTTTTATTCGCGCCATACAAATACAATTGCAATGATCCAATTAGAACGATTTTATCTTTAGAGATTTGTGAGGACCATAAAATCTCCGCCTCACTAGATGATTTTTTATCGAATGAAGGTTGGATTCAACTCTGTGAAATGATTTCAAAAGCAGGTAGAGTGATTCCAGAACGTAAAAGAACAAAGTTAACTTGGGAATTGATTGGGTCATTTAATAGTATGATAGAGGAACGCCAAAATGTCTGAACAAAGCCCAAAAAGGGTAGTCGTCGTCTCACACTCTATCAAAGAGTTCCGGGATTGGGCAAGAAAAGAAAAATACCATGAAAAAATCTCTGCGGCGGATGGTCCCGTTTTTGAAGACAATAACCGCACTTTGTTCTTTTGCTGTTGTGCTGAAAACCTCCGAAAAGTGCATTCAATGACTTTCCACGATATCATGGTTTTGAAAGGTGGCTTCCAGAATCACAATACTCTTGAATGGGCGAGGACACGGGTTCGGTGAGAAAGACGAAATCTGAACGTTGGAAAATTATTCTTTCTAAAATGATGACTCCAGAGGAACAGGAACTCAAGAAAAGAAAAAGATATGAAAAACAAAAAAGATATCTTTCCTCTATCGACCAAGTGCCAGTGGCGGTCCAACGAGGTAACGTCCGGCGGGGGATGCTAACCCGTTGATCGGGAAGCCATTTAGACCATTTTGGTGTCAAAACTCACACTATGGTACCATCTCAGCGGGATCACCCTATCATGTCCGTTTCCAAAACAAAACAACTCCAAAAAGAAACTTTGGAATATGGGCAGAAAAGACTTTTGGAAAGCCCATTTCAGAAGTATGTTGAAAAAAATCAAGACTTGAAAAAACCAGTAAAGTAAAACCAAATGCCCCTCATTTCTCACAATGTTCAAGCCGCACTTCGGGAAGCGGGAATTGTAAAAGATCCTGATGCTCAAGATGACACAGTACAATCCCATCTCGACAACGAAGGTTTATCACTAAAGGAAACAATTGGTCTTCTTGGTGATGTTGCACTTGGCGCGGATACTTCAGCAGTAAAACTTCGTGCAATTGAAACTGCATTGAAACTTCGTGGTGTATTGAAAGAGCAAGCTGCTCCGCCCCCGAGTTTCAATATTGTTTTCACATCTCCGTCGGATCTTCCCGCTGGAAACAATAGTCCCAAGATTAACCCAATTCTGGTTCCTAGAAAGTCAGCGGCATGACAAAACTCTTTCAACTCATGTCAAAACGGGAAGGTTTTGGAATCCCCGGAACGAAACCAACTCGTGACAATAATCCCCTTGATCTCGAACATGCCCCACATATTCACAAATGGGACGGAATGATTGGTATCGAAGATTCCCTGGAAAACGGGATTCTCGATGGGGAACGACAACTTGAACTTTACGCATCCCGTGGTCTGACGTTGAAGGAGATGATTCATATTTTTGCCCCTCCGTCAGAAAATGATACTGATGAATATTTGAAGTTTGTCTGTCAGGGTTTGAATCTCCCAGAAACTGCCCTTGTGTCAGATGCATTAAAACAAATGGTTTTATAGAAAGGACCAGAATGTCTCAAACAACCCTTGTTCCCGTTTCGGACCCTGCACACCCAAGTCACCAATCATGGCTTGAAATTCTTCTCTTGTCTCTGAAAGCTGCAATCACGATTGGGCCTGCAATTGTTCAAATTGTTGATCCGGGTGATGCCAAAGAAGCACAGCAAGTTGCACAAGTTGCAGATGCCGTGGTTTCTGGAATTCCGGACGGCGGTCAGTCATGAAGATTTATCCCGTTTATGAACATCAGATTGAAGGATTGATCTCAAATCTGAAAGCACACGATACAAACGTGACGCCAAACGCAGATGGTTCATATTCCATTTCTGGCCACGGAGTTGAAGCAACTGCTATTTTCACTCCTGACAACAATGAATTGAATATCTCCGTTGCAAAGAAACCTTTTTACGTTTCAATGGACCGAATCCAAAACGGAATTGAAGAAGCTCTGAGAGGCGAGTAAAACCCCAACTCTCAAGCGACGCACCTGGTCAAAAAGTAGAAGTTTATAGTAGGCCCAGTAGGTTAATGTATCTGCTGGGCCACTTTTGTATATATACAAGAAAAAGGAAAATCAAGACTATGGGAACTGAAGTGGTTGACAAAGTTCAACAAACAACACAAGACGAACGTGCATATATTATGACATTTCGGGATGGGGTCGTCCCGTTTCGGATCAAGGGTTTCAAACATCGGGGGGACCTCAGGTCAGCGAGAAACCGAGCTTTCAAACATGGCACTATTATGGGATACAAGAACATTTGGGTATTCCCTCTCTTTTCTGATCTCAGTGAAGATGAAAAGTCACACTCTTCGGAAGGCCCATCTGATGTATCTCAGCGGGAATTCCAAAAGGATAGGACAGTTTAATGGTTCCTCTGCTTCTTCTTTCCGATCAAGTTGTAAAGTTGGGGGATCTTTTGATTACCTCAGCACCTTCTATCATTATATCAATTGCTACTTTGATTTCGGTACTCCGGACTAGTGGCAAAACCGATAAAGTAAAAGAAATGGTAAATGGTAGAATGGATGAACTTCTCGCCCGGACGCGGGAACTTGCACATCATGAAGGAAAGAAAGAAGCAGTAAAAGAACTAGTGGAACAGGGTTCTGTTGAAATAAAAGCTGTTCCACTTGTGGATCTTTTGAAGGAGAAAGAATGAGTTCAAAACATCCCGGCTTTCAAGCCGCACAGGCATCAATTGCTTCAAAAGAGCATCTTTCTAAAAAAGCAGCTGGTGCAATCTTGGCTTCGGCATCCCGCCATGCTTCTACAAAAGCTAAAAAAGAAAACCCGAGGTTAAATAAAGTCAAATGAAATGCCCAAATTGTGGTTCTACAAAACATGAGAAATGTTCCGGAAACGGGGAACTGGCCAACAAGGCAGCAAGCAAAATGCTCAAGAAATTCGAGACTGCTCAAGTGAAACCCCGTAAGGAAATGTAAGAAATGTTAATTATAGTTTTAGTTGTACTTGGAGTCTTGACCTGCTTTTCGGCATACTTGTACGAAATGCTGAAAAAAGCTGAGAATAGGATTCAGATCCTTTCTTCACAAACTCTTGCGTTGTTGGATACCCTGAATACTTATAGACAGGAATGTCGGCAGCAACAGTATGTTCCAAAAGATATTGAGTTTTCGCCTGAAGCAATGGAAACCATTATGAAAGGCCCTAATGGGGTGATGGTTGAAGTTGTTCAAAAACATGCCCCGGATTTCCTCACGGTTCGCAACATTCATACAAACCACATTGTCGGACGTGTGCATCCCAATTCAGTAGAAGCTGAAGCATATCGGAACAATCCTGATTTCTCAATAGAATAAAACAAAATGGGAAACGCTGGCCAGCCAAACAATAGTCCCGATCAGATTCACCCGATTGCAGTTGCTACTGCTACAGATCCTACGTTTTCTGAAGGATTTCGGGGATTCTTGTCAATGGATCTCGCAGGATATGTTCGGGATCTCGCTGGGAAAATTCTATCATCTGTTTGGAATCAGGTCACAGGTGCCCTTACTGTAAATATTCAGCCCATCACTTCTGGGGGACTTTTGACTTCTAGAACTCTTTCAGCAAACAATACAACTGGGATTTCAGTAAAAGCTTCAACTGGACAACTTTATGGTTGGGCAATCACGAATACAAATGCCTCGCCCCGTTTTGTAAAGATTTATAACAATTCTGCACCAACAGTTGGAACTACGACGCCCCAAATTACTTTGATGATACCGGGAAACTCATCTGGTTCAGGTATGGTTGCAGCCGAATTTACTTCTGGTATTTCTTTTGCGACTGCAATTGGTCTTGGCATCACAACTGGAGTTGCAGATAACGATACAGGCGCTCCTGCTGCAAATGAAGTTGTTGTGAATCTTTTCTACAAATAAGATGGGATACAGTTATCAAGCGATGGTAACAGTTCCTGCGCCGACAGGTGGCCCCCATGCGAATATTACTTTTCTTATAAAAGGTAGTGATCCTCTCTTGAAATTAGCTTCTCTCGGTACAGGAGGGGCAATTCAGAATTCGACAACACGAATTTATACTGGGCTAACGCAAACAGTTCCTGCGGATTTTGTTTTATCAACAGATTCAGCAATCTCATCTTTGATGTCATGGGGTATTGATTTTTGGGATTCTACAAATGGTATTATTTGGGTTTGGGTAAAAATACCTTCATATAGTGCTGGGTTCACAATATATGTTAGTATTGGAAACTCTCTAATAACGAATTATCAGGGTGGTTCAATTGGGTCAGAATTTAGTAATACAGTAGCAAATTTACATCTGCCAGATGGAAGTTCATTAGCATTAGCGGATTTTTCCGGAAACTCAAATAGTGGCACAAATCATTTAGTTGTGGCTGGAGCTGGAAAGATCGATGGTGCTGCTAGTGGGTTTAATTCTGGAAGTGCTTATTTTAATCTTGCGTCTTCATCAAGCTTAAATATAACAGGTAACATTACTATTAGTGCATGGGTTTTCTTAAATGCTACAACAGATGGTGTTATTATTTCCAAGGCTACCGGCGGAGTTGATGATCCTGCTTATGGTCTATCGGTTGGAACTAGTTTTGGAAATACAAATAAAATATCATTTCAGCTATCGAGTGCTGCATTTACAACAACAAAAATTAGCGATTCAGTAAATGCACCCACTGGGTCTTGGATTCATGTACTTGGAACTTGGGACGGTTCTACCATGTATCTTTATGTAAATGGTACATTAGTAAATTCCACAGCTTTTGCAGGGCCAATTTATACAAATACTCAACCATTGCAAGTCGGCGGGGATCCATTTGGCGCGGGAAGGTGGTTTTTAAATGGCTTAATAGATGAAATCTGTGTTGAAAATGCTTTTAGTTCAGCAGATCGTATAGCTACAAGATACAGTAACCAAAATAACCCTCCTTCTATCAGTGCATTTTCCCCTATTTCGGGTGTTGGCTCATACCCAATGATGCTGGGAATTGGTTGAAATGGATTTACAAGTCTCATTCCGGAATCCGGCACAGAAAGAGTTTTATTACTCTACCGCAAGAAATCAGTGTTTCTCTGGGGCTTTTAACAATGGGAAGTCCTTTTGTGGGTGTCTGAAATGTTTGACACTGTTGATGTCATTTCCGAATTACCGAATGGCGATCGCCCGCCAGACATACAAAGACCTGAAGATTACAACGATGCAGACTTTCCTGAAGATGTGCCCTTCGGAATTGATTGCATCCCACAATGAGCAAGATGGTGTAACATCGTTGACGAACAGTAGCCTTATTTATTGGCTCCATCTTGACAAAGTTGATGAAAAAACACTTCGTGGTCTTGAAGTAAATAGTTATCTTGTAGATCAGGCGGAAGAAACAGACGAAAAAACGATGGATATTCTCGATGCCCGACTTGGGCGTTGGGATGGTGCAATTGTTCCTGATGCAATGTTAGAAGCGAATCCTGATTGGCCAAGGGATCCTATTTCCAATAAACCTCTTGTTCCATCATATGGGATGCTACTCACAAATCCGGATACTGAATTTCACTATATCTATCGAAAGTATCATCCTGATTCCCCTGATCGCAAGAAAGGTTATTTCTATACAGAAGGTGAATGGGACAAAACTCTTGGTTCGCGAGAAACATATGATGAGGCCCTTACAAAAGACCAAGAATGGGTTGACAAATATGTTCTTGGGAAATGGGGGCGATCATCTGCCGCAATCCACTTTCTTGACAAGAGTGGAATTCTCGAACCAAATGAAGAGTTGCTTGAACGAATACGAAGTAAGGGTAATCTTTTTCGGGTTCTCGATCATGGCGATTCTGCTCCTACTTGTTGTCTTTGGTTTGCTGCCATTGATGGAATATATATTTGCTATCGTGAATACTATGTTCCCGGGCAGGTGATATCCCGTCACAGAAAAGCAATTCATGATCTTTCTGAGAATGAGGAGTATTCTGGAAACTACGCTGATCCTCAAATTCAGAAGACCACAGCTCAGAAAGATGGCGGTTTTTGGTCTGTTCGAAAAGAATATATGTCCGATGATCTCAAAGATGATCTTGGGAATCCCGTTCCGGCATTATTCTGGACAATGGCAGACAACAATGAATTTGCAACTAGAAATAGAATCAACGAACTGTTGAAGAAATCACTCCGATTCAAGCATCCCGTTTCCGGTGAGACACCTGCAATTGGGATTTATTTCATCAAGAAAACTCCGGAATACCCGAATGGCTGCCAGCACGCAATTTCTCAAATCGGGGCTCAGAGGAAAAAACTCATAGGCCAGATTGAAGGAAAGAGCTTCTATTCAGATGAACGGGAAGACTCAATCACCGATCATGCCTATGATTGTATAAGATATTTTGTTGCTATGCACGGAACTCAGCCACAAGAATCCCGTCGCCGGCCGCCAAAGAACAGTTTTGCATACTACAATATGTTGCTCCAAATGAGAAATTCACAAGTTCCCGTTGCGGGTTCAGTTCAATAAGGTTTGAAAATGGCTGAAATCATAAACTTCACTACCGATCAAAATTGTCCTTGGGCACGTAGAATCCTAAATGGGCAAAAATACTATCAAACTTGGGAATCCAAGTATCGTTGTGAAGTTCTGCGTGAGTACATGCGTGGTTTTCAGTGGAAATATAAAAAGGATTTCAACTCAATCAACTACAATCCTTATACACTGAATCTTTTCAACTCAACTCTGAAGATCAAACTTGCCACGTTTTTGTTTCAAAAACCATCTTTTATCATTACCCCTGAGCCCTGGGATGGTTCTGGGTGGGATCTTGATCTTGCAATGCGTTCGGCGGCGATCAAACAGGATGTTTTGAATACCATTGTTCAGAACAAGAACATGAACTTTGCGAAGCATGTCAAACGTGCTGCAAAAGATTCTTTTAGCTCATTCGGGATGATCGAAGTTGGGTATGCTGCTGATTGGAGAAATCCCCAGAAAGAAATTCCTGAGTTGAAGTCTTGGGATGATACGGATATTTCAGAAGAAAGGGATAAGGTCATTAAAGATGACGAAGTTCCGATCAATGAAAGATTCTATATCAAAAGGATTAACCCTAAACGCTTCCGGGTTGCTCTTTCTGAGGCTATTGATCTTAATGACCACGAGTGGTGTGGTTACTACGACTTCGTATATACTAGGGAATTACGAAACACTAAAGGCATTAAATGGCCAAAGGGGTACGAAGGCGGATCTGTAGCTGCTGATTTTAGTAGCGGGATTCTTGGTGATACATTTGATCGCCAAAATCGTCCCGAATTGTTTCAAGGAGACTCAGATGGGAAACTTTCGAAGATTTGGCATATTTGGGATATGGTTTCAAAGAAGAGACTTCTTTTTCTCGACCAATATTTCAATCAGCCACTTTGGGAAACTGATATCGAAAGACTTCCATTTGTTGATCTCCGTTGGGATGAAAATGATGAAGGTTTCTACCCCGTTCCGCCAGCTTTTCAATGGATTTCCCAACAGGATGAAATCAATGAAGCCCGTGAACAGACACGTTCATATCGTCGTAGGTTTACGAGAAAGTTTCAATATGTAAAGGGAATGATCGATCAGTTAGAAGTTGAGAAGTTTGCTTCTGGTCCTGATGGAGTTCTCATTGAGGTAAAAGAAAAAGATGCAATCACTCCGATCCAGAATCCTGAACAGGGACAAACAACCGAAAATGCTCTGTTACTTGCAAAAGACGATTTTAATACTGTATCAGGAACGTCACAAGAGGCAAGAGGCCAGTCTGCTGATCGCGAAACGGCTACTGCTGCAAGAATCGTCGATGCTAGAGCAAGTATTCGAGAGTCTGCAGAACAGTTAGATTTTGAGAATTTCATATCTTTGATTGGTTCTGAGATTCTTGCAACTGCAAAAGAAAGACTTGTTGATGGTCTTTGGGTAAAGTATTCTGCTGGAGCTGTTCAGGATACCGCAACCTTGCTTCAGGCAAATGCCCCGGTTTACAAATGGATAAAGTCTCAGGATCTCTCTGATGGATATGATGAAACAATCATGGTCGATGTTGAGAACAAAACGCCACAGGCTATGGCTGCTGCAAATCAGGCTTTCAGTCAATTCTTGACATATGTTCACAACTTCCCCGAGATTTCTCTTGATCCCGATTTGATTCGGGAAGCCGCATTCCGCTGCAACTATAGGAATGAGAAAATCATACAAAAGATGCAAAAGACCGCTCTTATGATGATGGCCCAGCAGGCTTTGGCAAATAAAAACTCCAACGGTTTAGCAGTTCAACAAGATCAGGGTCAAAATGCAAACAATATTGCAGCACAACAGATTCAGAACATGAATCCTGACAATCCACAAAAGCAAGACCAAAAGCAACTTGAACAAATCATGTAAAGGAAGAATAAGACTATGGAAAA